CAACAAGAGCTGCGTTGCGCGAAGCTTGGACCCTAGCTGCGGCAGCCCCAATGGCATAACTCTTATTCTCCCCAGCCGCATGACGAGCCATGCTGTTAAATATCTGCCGCTCCTCTGTTCGACTATCAATATCGAACATCTTCTGTGCCATGGGATTGGTTAAGGTATCCCCAACGCTTTTACGAATAGACCTTAGTTGATCTTGGGTCGAGGTATAGCCATTAACCGCATCTTTACCTTGCGAAGCCAAGAACCCTGAATGAACATCATTGGCCTTTTCGATATAATTGGTTAGGGCCTCACTTGCCTCGGAGTGATTCGCCAAGTCCTGCATCGCCTGCGCACGGGCGAAGATTTCATTCCCGGCGCTTTCGAAGGACTTCCCCAGACCCTCGGTGGCCTGGGCTGTGTCCCCACCAAAAGCCGCTAGGGGAGTGTTGGCCTGATACCGTGGGATCGCTGGGTCCTGCGGGGCAACCTCAGGAACGCCACTATAAGGAACTTGACCGGCCATTGATTAGCTCACAAAGTTAAAGGGTACCGGAGGTCGTAGCGGATAGCCACTTAGAACTCACATTCCCAGCGGTGGAAACAAGACTAGATGCAAGCGCAATATTCCCAGCCGAGGTGGCATTGGACGAAGCTTGTTTATACAACCCAGCTTGGTTCAAATCCTGAGTGGATTGAACGTCAAAATCATACGCTGTCTTAGCTGCGTTGGCACGGATTTGATCCAAGTCCATCCCTGTGACTTTACGCTGGGAGGTGAGGACATCCGCTGAGGACCCGGAGCCAATGGCCACACCACTCGCCCCTTGAGTGGCCTTGATCTTCCCAAACTCCTGCCCGGCTTTCATGACATAGACAGTCGCTTGGTTCTCGCCTTGTTGTTTAGCATAGTCGGCGTTTTGGAGATCAATCTGTGAGTTGATCTGTGAGACTTGAGCCTGATACCCATACATCGAGGCTTGGGCATCGTATTGCCCTTTGGCCCCAACCCCTTGCATGATCCCGCCGATAAGCGAGGACCCTATGCTAGTCGCTGCTAATGCTGCCGTCCCCATTTACCCAGCCTTTATTTCAAATGGAATTGCGCCGTGGAATGGCTCGCCGAAAGTTGCGCCGCACCATCTAAGCCAACGATGGGAGGCGAGAGCGGATTCGACACAGTGGCCGATTATCTTGTCGTAGACACCAAGGGTTGCTGTGGTGACCTCGCGTGATTTACGTGCGAAGGCTAAGGCACAGCCCTTGAGTTCTGGAAGGGTGTAGAACCAGAGGTAGACGGTTGAGGAAGATAGGGTAATGGGGATCACTCCCCAAAATGCAACCAATTCCCCATTCCATTCCACAATCCACATATACGTCGAGGCCTTCATAGCCTCTCGCATGATGTGGGTTTCTCGCTCGGTGAAGCCGTTTGTGCGAGATAGGATTGCCTCAGGGTCCTTAACCGGAATTATCTCAAGGGTCATTTCGTATCCCCAACAACCAATGCGGGGATCACGCCAAGAACAGTGGCGGGGAGGGGATTAGATTGGCGAATACAATACTGACCCGGGATGGTGTAAGTGGAGTCAAGGTAGGTGCATGCGTCCCCTGTGACAAGGCCGGAGATAACCTGAACATCCTGACCGGTGAGGGTTGAGCTTACATTCCCCACAACGGTATCCTTCATCGACACAAGCCGGTTGAATGAGGAACCGATTTGGAGATTAAGCGTTTCCGCACACCTTACGTCAACATATGGAATCTTCTTCACCTTCCCTTGGATTGTCGGATCGCCAACATCAATCGCCAAGGTTTGAAGATCGGCAACGAATCCAATCCCCACAGTCACCTTAGACGCAGGGGTGCTAAGGGTAAATGTTCCATTACCCGGCATGACAAATGGTGTGATAATATTACCATCCGCAAGTCCAGTGACGGTCTGTCCAGCAAGATGTTGGCCGCCACTAAATGTTGTTGCTGGACTTCCAACATACTGCAAACCTGCATCAACGCACCATGCATCTTGGGCGCCGTTGTTAAAGGTGCGTTCTGCGACACGCTCGATGTATTGAACAGTAGCGCTGTTAACAGTACGCTGAACCACCGTGTAAATTGCATCAACTTCCCCTGCGGTGGTGGTGTTTTCGGTGACGGTACAAACGGATTGAAATGTGCCACCGACAGTAGTCGCATGGGTCCAGCCGGTGAATTCCTGCTCCTTGAGGAAGGTCAGGAGAAGCATAGTGCCGTCGTTTCTTACAGCCCAAACAACCTTAAACGGTTCCTCAGCCCAAGCCCATTCCACAACTTGGAAACCATAGAAGAGGTGGGAGGAGAGGACTGAGATATCCGTACCGGTGAACACGTTGGCGTATATGTTGTAAGCGCTGTCACGGATGATGGATCCTTTTGACTGCACATAAAGCACATCGAAGTTAGCAGTAATAGGTGGCACGTCGGACACGCCGTTAAAACTTTGTGCATTCGCCACGAGTGCACTTGGAGTGACCGCCGATCCATTACCTGTTCCCCCGTTGACAAGCCATGAGGCTTTGTCGGTGAAGATGAGCAAGCCGGAGGTTTGAGAAACCATCGACTTGATTGTGTTAAGCTGCCCGGAGACTAAGGTCCCGGTTATCGCATCTGAGGATTGAACTGGACTTGAGACATTGAAGTTGAAATAGTTCCCCGATTGGGACATAAAGAATGTCTGTGGGGAACCATCAGGCCCAGCTAGAACCAAACGTTGCTGGAAGAAACTTGGGACCGAGGGATTACCATTGGAGGTTGGGGATAGAACAGCGGTTGCGGTTGCTGCACCAGAAGAGAAGGTGACAGTTGGGACTGAGGTATATCCAGCGCCTTCGTTTAGAACCAGAACCTGACCCACGCCCCAAGTGAGATTAGCCGTTGCCCCTGTGCCTGAACCTGTGGTGGAGAGTTGGGCCACGGGATTGGCTGGGGTTGATCCTGAGGTAACCGACCCGGGATTGGATGGAGCGGTGGTGATTGGGGACCAACTAGCAACAGCACTGCCAGAGATGGTGGCGACGACTAAGGCCACGCCATTGGTGAAGGTGACAACATCTCCAACGTGATAACTAGCACCACCTGCGGCAACAGCCGGAGTCCCTTGAACTTGAAGGATCGCCGCAGCAGAAGCGGAGATGGTGGAGCTTGCCCCTGTGAATGAAACCGATGGGACGGTGGTGTAAGTCCCTGGTGCAGTTACCGTAACCGATTGCACGCCCTTACCAGTGAAGGGATTGGTGGCGATCGGTGGAGTTTGACTAAAGTCCGGACCGATATTGGAATCAACAAAAGTTGTACCAGTGGTTGAACCAATATAACCAAACGTCATCCCTGTGGGGACAACACCAAAGTAACTAACATCAGATTCATATACGTTGTAACTCACCGCGCCTGGGACTGCGGTCCATGCAATTGCATTTGACCCTGCTACGGTGCGGATGTCATAGGTCGGACCAAGATGGCCAGCAGGCGATGCCACTGACTCATTCCCATTCGCATCGATGGAAGTGACCACATAGGCGTAATTGGTCGCCTGAGGCGCAGTGCCTGGGAGCGGATAGGTTCCTGTAACCGTGGGCGTGCCCGGAGCAGTAGCTGTGGAACCAATGGTTATTGGAAGTAGTGACCAATTAGTTGCGGTGATTAGGGTTAGAACATATGGCGCATAGCTTGGATGGCAGAGGATTAGTTCGTTAACATTCTGAGCGAACTTGATTAGACGTAGGTCCGCCGCAGCGTATGGGGATGTGATGGTGTAAACCCTTGCCGCTGAGGCTGGCAGGGTGAAGGGATTGATCGTGATGGCTACGCCAAAGAGATCGGTTAGGGTGAAGGTATTTGGAGTTGCCCCTTGGACGATGTAGTAACTACCCCCGACGAATATCCAATCGCCATTGTTATACCCATGTCCAACATCGGTGAATGTCTCTGGCGGCCCGCTAGCGGCAGAGGTGATTGAGGTTGCAGTCTCAAGAACCGGGGCGCCGTTGATTATAAAGCGGATATATTGATCGCCAAACTCAAGCGCGTAGCCGATTTGAAACGACGCTTGAAAAGGGATTAGGCGAACGGCTGTGTTGGACTTATAACACTGGATTATGTATTTAGTCCCAGGTCGGGTTGAGGCCCCACCACGGTAATCCACAAACCAATTCTTAAGCAGCGCTGCGCCAGAGCGATACTTGGCAAGGTCAACACGGGCATAGAGCTTCGGGCTCCATTCCCCAGAGTTAAACGATGCTTGAATTCGGAGATCGCTCATTTAAAACTCAGAAGTAAGAGGGCCACAGGTTTCCCCAATCAAAACCAACATAGGGACCAGAGATATAACCTTCGGTATAGCAAATCCCACGGACCTTAATCCAATCCGGTGTGACGTCATTGACGGTCATACCTTCATTAGCGTCCATGGTTCGGGCTTTGTTGATCACGTCATTAGCGGATTCAATCAGGCGATTGGATAAACTCTTATCGCCAGTAAGGGATTGGTTAAGGGCTGCCCCACCAATCTTATACAGCGCCGCACGAAATGCTGGGTCCCAAAGGTTAGGGTCAAGGACCTGTTGCACATACGACGCACAGGCGAATTCTTGGTTGGTGAGGATCACCCGTTGGGGAGTGGCAGGGCCATAGGTTAGGTTAAAAGTCGCACCAGTCCCTGCCCCTGTGGTAGACCCCTGCGCTACGGGGTTGGCTTGTTGCGCGAAGTAGGAACCTCCAATTGGTGTGGCTTCACCATTAACCTGATTGACAACGGCAACTGATGCCACAACTCCAGCTGGCGCAGTGAGAACTGTGAGTTGGGCTGGGGCTCCGATTGGGGCGTTGGTGGAAACTCCAGCGGCGAGAGTAATTGTATCGCCCGGTGCATAGCCTGAACCTCCGTTTGCAACTGTTGCCCCGGTCACCGGGACGAATAGGTCAGTTTGAACTTTGAACCGAACGGGCGGTCCGAGATAGGTTGAGGCCCCACCTGTAACAGCTGTGGTTATAGGTACACCTGAGGCAAAGCCGGTTTGTTGGGTGGGAAT